AAAGAAAGTGAAAAAGTCAGACAACTCACGTGCGACTCCTGGCTCACAATCAATAATCAGCTGAGCTTCATTCTTCTTCTTAACGATCAGCGTATCTGTCATCACATACCACTAGTAAACTTTCGCCACTCTATCATATTCTTGATATTCTGGTGACGCCATTTGATGTTCTCCATAATCTCTTTCAGCGTATCTATAGTCGTTTGAATATAGTCAAGCTGAGCCTGAGCTTTCTGGATATGGGGATCTGAATCATAGTAATGATCCATCTCACCTTTCAAAGGTTTAGTCATTCCATTGAAAGGATCGTAATCCCAGCCACGTTCATCCATATCTTGTTTGGACATCTTGCCATTGTAGTACAACCACTTATCACGAAGCAGAGTCTTGAACTCTTGCTCACGTCGTTTAAATTGTAGCTTAGAGATCGTAAGCATCTCAAGATACTTACCATGGAGTCGTGCGGAGTCGCGGGAGGATTCATCGAGCGACATCTCGTCGATCACTGCATCCTTCTGCCACATTTTTAAAATTTCTTCAACATTCATCATAACAACCTCATCAATTCACAATAGTATTTAGTTACAGTATTTTATAGTAACTATACTCAAAAGTCACCTGGGCAGTTAGATATTGTAAGTCTGTAACAGTGACATCAAATGGTAAGGCTGATAGATTGGTTGGGAAAGCATCAACAAACTGGATCTGCTTTGTCACATTATTGTGACTCGATAGGATAGAGATTGTAATATCACGCTCTTTGCGATACTTCTTCGTATCATCAGCAACGACAACCTCACCCAACATCCAATCGTGCATCTCACGATAGTTCATCAGATCTTCGTCGATCAAGAATGTCATAGTGACAGGAGCGTACTCAATCTTATCACCATCAACAGGAATGTTTCGTTGAGGTGTGCTGAAGCGTGCTGGAGTAACATTCAGGTCAGGAATGAATAGCATCTGAACTGTGTACTCAGCATTTGGAAACTTCAGAGCATCCATTGTCAGCTTAAAGCTGATTGGAGTCAGATAGTTTAAATTTGTCGACAATGTGGAGGTCTTTTGACCTGCATTGAAGTTAATACTGGTTTGATATGGCATAGTAGTACCTCATTTATATGAAGTATTTATAGGCAAAAGAAAAGGGGTCCTAAGACCCCTCTTCCCATCACTATGTTGGTATGTAAATTATACCAGGATGTTGCGTACTTCGAAGATGCGGAAGTATTGGTTAGCACGGTTAGAGCCAGTGTCGTTACCAGCAGATGCGCCCACGAATGGGTTAGCAACCATACCGTAACGAGTCTTGAACCCGATACGTGGCTGGAAGTCTTGCTCACCAACCGCACGAACCATGGTCAATGGAACGTATGGGCAGTAGAACATACCAGCATCATATGGGTTAGAACCACGGTAACCGACAGTTACATAGTCAACAGATGCATATGGATCAATGTAGACCTTCATGCGACCGTTAAGTGTACCAGCAAAAGTGTTGCCAGTGTCATCAACGCTCAGGTTAGTTGACATTGCAGGAGCATAGTCAAGCATACCAGAAGCTGCAAGAGCAGTAGCTACGTCAGAAGAACAAAGGATGAAGTTACCCTTGCCACGACGAGTTTCTTTTGCAATTTGGTTAGCTTCACGCTCGAGCTGAACGATCAAGCCCTTGAACTTTTCAACAGACCAACGGCCATCAGCGTCTGCTTGAAGGTCGAAGATACCAGCAGTAGTAGTACCAGCAGCGCCGAGCTTAGCTTTGACGTTGATAGTACGGATTACTTCACGGTTGATTTCCGCAAGGATCTCAGCAGACAGAATGTTAGCCAGCTCGCCTTCAGCATCCAAGCCATGGATTGCTTTCAAGTCTTGAGCCAGTTCCATTGTGTACTCAGCTTTCAGCGCGCGTGACTTTGCAGTTACGGTTGCTTTCTCGATGCTGAATGCCATCTGTGCAAATGCATTACCAGTGTTACCCAGTGCTTCTGCGTCTGCAGTTGACATACCAGTACCAACACCAAATGAGTCTTCGACATCATCAGTGTTTGCGTCTGTACCTACTGAACCCAAAGATGAAGAATCACCACCATGAGTACCAGTACCTGAGAAGTCTGTATCAGCTTCGTTGAACAGAGCTTCTGTGCCGCCCTGTGAAGTGTACTTTGACTTCATTGCGAAGATAAGACCAGTAGGACCAGTCATTGGCTGAACGCCTGCGATATCATAAGCGATCAGGTTAGGCATTGCACGACGAACGAGGCTGATCAGGATTGGATCCCAAGTGCCGATGTTTGCGCCCTGTGCGTTTGCTGCTGTTTCAGACAGGTATGAAGACTGTCCACGCTCTTCTGCAAGAGCTTTTTCTTGGTTTTCAAGGATAACAGCTGTAACAGCTTTCTTATACTTGTCACCAATTTCAGGCAGATCTGCGTGCTCGAGAATCGGGCTCCACTTATCTGCGATCTTTTCTGAACCGAACATTTTTTGTTCTCCTTGGATCGAGGTTATTTATTTTTGAGACTTTGCAATAGCTTCAAGATACTGAGTCATCAAAGGTGAAGTTGCAGAAATCTCTGCTCCATCATCTTCTTGTGCTTCTGTTTCTTCAGCTACAACGGGTTTTTCAGCAGGGAAGTATGATTCCTTGATAGTAGAGATCTTCTTAGCGAAGGACTCTTGTGAATCAAAATCTACATTCTCTGCCATTTGTGCGAGCTTCTCAGCTTGTGCAACTGTAAGGCCTTCAGCAGCTTCAGCAATTACTGAATCACGCTTCAGAGTCTTAACACTTTCAGACAGCTTAATGTTGTCTTCAGTTACTTTACCCAGTTGCTCCTGCAGCTCATTAACTTGCTCGGCGAGATCGTCGACCAGGTCAACCTTAGCTTCAGGTACTTCGATGTAGTGCTCGGTGAATACAGACTTCAGACTAGCCATGAAACCTTCAGCGACTTCCGTACGGAGGCCGTTGTCGACTGCTAGCTTGTTATCTTCCATCCACTGTTCAACGACATAGTTGAGGTAACCGTCAACCTTCTCTACAAGCTCATTTTTGAACTGTTCTGTAGACTCGGCCAACTGCTCTTCGTACTGCTCTTCCAAACGCTCAACTTCTTCTGCAACCTTAGTAGCAAATGCTGCTTCAAAGATTACTCCGGCCTTCTCACGGAAGCCCTCAGAAAGTGTTGCTTCAGAATCGACTAGTGCGTCGAGATCTTCTTTAAATTTGACATTACCCTGTTGGGCCGGCTCGTCCTTAGCATCCTTGTCGCCTTTGCGCTTTGGTGCTTTCTTAGTGACGTCCGAGGCTTTATCAACTGAATCGACAGACTTCTTCTCATCTTCTGGAAGAGAAGTTTCTGCTGCTTCTTCAACAGCCTCAATGTCTTCGATTTGATCAATTTCTTGATCGATCTGATTATCAGACATTAGACACTCCTTATATAAGTGTTATAGTTTCGAGAGAAAATCTTTAAAGATCTTCATCTGTGCTTCTGCAAGCCTAGGTGAAGGAGTCTTTTTGATTTCAGTCTCATAAGCCTCAATCTCTTGTGCCTTCAGAATGCCATTATCCCATACCCATTCAACACCTTCCATGATCCCGTTGACAAATGCATCGGGAGCAGAAGGGTCCTGAACGATATCTACAGTGGACAACATGAAGTCGTCCTTCACATAATTGACACCCTCTCTTTGCTCAAGAGTACCCATACCACGACTTGAAACGCCCACTCGCACACCCCCGTCGAGTAAACCTTTTACGATTTGACCCATAGGAGTATCAAGAATTTGGGCTTTTCCTACCACATTATTACCATCCCATTCGAGAGCAGTAATGCGGTGAGAAACCTTATCTAAGTTAATTGTAGGACCGTCTGGATGATTCAACTCACCAACAGCACGACCTGTCTTAACTTGTTCTGTAATATACTTATCTACAGCCTTTTCCATCACAGCTTTAGGATAGACACGACCATTACGGTTCTTGCCTTCGGCTTGCATGAAGATACCCTCAATCATGTGAGTCTTCTTGCCGTCTTTACCTTCTGAAAGGTATGTCTCTAAACTGTGATCTAGATATTCTGAGATAAGTTTCATCTTTAGTCCTCTTCGGGAACCTCTTCTTCATCAAAGTCGACTTCGTCTTCTTCGAACTCAACTTCTTCATCGTCCATATTGGACTCAATCTCTTCATCGGAGATATCCATATCTGCATCGATATCATCACTGGTACCGAATACTTCTCCGGTGACAGCAATCTTTCGTGCATCTAAGGCATCTTGCACCCTACTACCGATAGCGTCTTGCCAAACATTATTAGCCTGCGCCATATCGCCTTGCTCAAGTGCTCCAATCAAATCTCTTACATCATCAGCCATAATTTTTCTCCATTGTGATATTATTTATAAAAATTTAAATTTCACCATCATCTTCGGGTTGATCAGATCCCTCATCAGCAATCTGCTGATCAATCTGTTCAATGTCTTCATCAGTCTGCATAAGAATACTCTTACGAACATATTCAGCTGAGAAGTACTTACCAACATATTCATCCATTTCACGAATAGTTGCAATTCGTTCACGCATAATCTCTGCGTTTTTCAACTCCGCAAAATGTGTATCCTGCAGGAAGTCAACGTTGATCTGTTCCTTAATATTGTCCCACTCATCTTCACTAACCAATCCCTTGAGTAGTAGCTGAGTCTTTAGTAGATCAATAAACAGTGTTGAGAACCGCTTACGAATGCGGTTAATGAACTTCTGGAACTTAACTTCGTCTCTACTAATTTCAGTAGATCGACCGAGCGAGAATTGAGACTCTTGCTCTAAGCGATTAATAGGAACGTTGAGCGACTTATACAATTGCTTTTGGAAGTATATGATGTCGTCAATTTGCCCAAGGTTTTCTCCCCCTGGTAGCGTCGTAATCTCGGTTCCACGACCGCCTTCACGACGAGGTAAC